TTATAAGAGCGATCGAGCCGTCGTACACGTCCACCTGCAGCGAGAGACCAGCGACGTCTAGGCGCACGAACGACAAGCCAGCGGCGGTCGGCTGCGCGGACGTCCAGCGTAGCCGCGCCTCGCACGTCCAGCAGTCCGTGCTGACGCCTGTTAGCGCCTGCGTGTACGGGCTTGCGCCCCACCCGCCGCCGGGGCCGGTCTGGTTGACCGCGAGGTCCGCGCCGTAGGCGAGCACCGCGATACGGGTGTAGTGCCTGAGCACATCCGCAGGCGCGGTGCCGTCCCACACATCCACGTCGCTGCTGATCGACCCCGCGAGCACAACCTGCAAGTCGATGCCCTTGATGGTGACGATCGACTTGTCCTTCTCGTAGTCCGTCGGGGTGCCCACGAACACGAGGTCGTTCGGGTCGCGCCAGAACTCGAGCCACTCCTCACCCGGCTCGTATGTGTCGTCTGTGAGGATCGAGAAGCGCCGGCGGTGCAGTACACCGTCGTCACCCGCGGCGTTCGGCAGAACGAGCGTGAACGACCCATCGTCGGAGAGCACCGCTGTGCTGTCCGCCTTCTGCCAGCCCTGGCGGCCGTTCAGGCCGTCCTCGCCCTTCACGACATCGTCGCGCGCGAAGAACACGCGCCCCACCGCGACCGCGGACGGGGTGCCTGCTTCGCCGCGCACGACGTGACGGACCCAGCACTCAGATGGGTCGATCGAGCGGAGATCGGTCATCGTCGGGCTAGCTGCGTCCGATGAGGACCGGGATCGGGCGCGCGTCCACTAGGGAAAGGCTCGCGAGATCTTCTGAGTCCGGGCCCGGTGGGCAGCCCAGCCGCGCGACGAGCACACGTGTGCGCCGCCATGTCGCGGCGGGCCCAGCGATAACGGTCGGGGTTGTGTCCCGCACCTCATCAGCGGAACCTGCCGCCCACAGCAGAGGCTGGTGGCCAGTGCCGCTGCTCGTGGCATTCACAACCCACGTCGGGGTCTGAGTCGTGACGCTCATCGTCCCCCCGGCGTCGGGTGCGTACTCCAGCCGCGCGGTGCTGCCACCGTCGTCGTAGGACTCCAGGCGTGGCCCCCACCATCCGCGCTGCAGGATCGCCCGGAGCCCATACCGGCCGGCGCGCCACTCGATCACGGCGCGCTCGGGGGTCGCTTCGATCACGCGCTGCTCCCGGACGTTCAGGGAGTGCAGGACCCTGCCGATGCGGTGGAAGCTCCCGAGCGCGTCGTCCCAGTACTCGATCGCGAGGCCTTGGTTCGCTGCGGGCCCGAGCCAGATCAGCCGCGTCGCGCCGTTATCGACAGCGAGCGGCCTGTTCGCGGTCAGCACATCACCCAGGACGCGCTCCCACCCCCAGTAGAGGTTTGGGTCGGTGTCGCGTTCGCTGCTATAGCCAGCCGGTTCCGGCGGGTAGGGCGTCGCGTTGGAGAGATCCCACACACGCACGGACCCAAGGTCATCTAGTTCGAGGTACCGGGTGCGTTCCGGGAGCAGCGATTCGTCGGGTAGATAGCTCACGATCTCCGCGTCCGCCGCCGCGACAGTGCGGTACAGATGCCGTGCACCCCTTAGCGGCCCCACGGTCGTGGAGACGACGGGGTGGTTCCCAGAAGCGACGAGGTCCACGATGTCCCCGGGCACCACCAGCGGCTCAGCTGGAAGCGCCTGCGCCGCGAAGTCCGTGGAATACAGCAGCCGGCGGGTGTCCCTCGCAGCGAGCCCGGTGCGCAGGTCGACCACCCACGCGCGGCGGCCTGGGCGGTGCGTGCCGGGCCTCCCGGCGATGTACACCTCGGAGAGGTCCATCTCGAATTCGCCGAAGGAGATCCCTGGGTCCGTCTCGGAGAGGTCAGCACCGCCGACCATCAGCCACCCATCGAGATCAGGGTCGGCGTCCCACACGAAGTAGAGGCCCTGCAGCCGCCACTTCGAGTTATCGATCACCTGCCGGACTTGCCGGCGGAGCCTGAGCCCCGCGCCGACGACGTCAAACTCGAGCTGGTAGCCGCGCACCGGGAGCTTCAACTTCAACGGACGCGGACGGCGGTCCGACGCTGTGAGCGCGGCACCCACGACCTCGAGGCCGTCCCCGATCGTCTCGCCGACAGTGTCGGCGGGCGTCACGAACGCTAGGGGCCCTAGGCGCACGCTGTAGCCCGCTCCCTGCGCTTCCGGGGAGAGCGTCAGCGCGACGATGCGTGTCATGCGCTACCCCGCCTGGTCGCCAGGCTGATCCTGCTCGACCTCAGCCTCAGCGGGATCGGCGGCCTCAGCGGGCGCCAGCAAACTTGGGTCGGCGGACCCTAGACCCAAGTTTTGCGCCAAAGACTTGGCCTTCTCTCGCGCATGTTTCGCGGCCGCACGCTTATGAGCCCGCACCGCCGCGTGCGCTGCGGCGTTCTCCACCTCCGCTGCTGCACGCGCGTTCTCCTCGCGCTCCCTCTCGGTGGCTGCTGGTCACTCCGCAGCCACCTCCTTGAGCATATCGCCGATACCCGGCATCGAGCTGACCTCCCGCGTCACTTCAGCCAGTTGTCCTTGCACCGCCACCTCGCGCGCGAGCAGCGCCGAGACGATCGCGTCGCGCTGATCAGCCGCGACGTCCTCGTCCGGTCGGCGGTCACCCGCCTCGGTGAACCAGCGAAGGTCGCTGGCGTCAAACACGAAGTCTTCGACATCGAGATATCCAGCGACGCGCGTCTCCATGACTGGCGCGTCGTCCTCACCGCGGACCTCCGTGCCATCGTCATTGACCTTCGGGACCTCAGTGACAACAGGGCGACCGATCGCGACGAGATAGACGCCGGCGTTCTCATCAAGGTGGTGGTCGATAACGACGTGATCCATCACGCAACGGCCCTCCGCTTGCGCTGGTGATACTGAGCGCGATTGCACGCCCGACAGAAGCGCTGGTTGTTGTACACGTACGTGTTCGCCTCGTCGTAGGGGTGACCGTGCGGACAGTGCGTCTTGGCGGCGTTGTGAGCCCCGTGGGCCGTCACGTCTATATCGCCGATGGCCGCGAGCTTCTTCGACTTGAGCATGTGCTGGAGGTCCACGACATCGCGCAGGCGATGGACAAGCTCGCGGCGCTCGACGACCACGTTGTAGAGGTCGGCCCACCGCTCGTGGTCGTGGCGGGTGACTTGGACCCGCGCGTCGATGTCGAACATGGCGAGCGCCTCAATCGTCGCGTCGACGAGGTTGTGGTCGGTGCTCGCGATCTTCACGTAGCGCCCTCGGCCCGGGCCGATGTACACGCTGCCCTCGCCGTCGATCATGCCCGACAGCCATCCCGCGGCGAACTCCTGAGAGCGAAAGCGACTCATGCGATTCTGACGATAATTGTGTCTATCTCATACGGTTGGAGGTTGTTGTGCGGGAAGTCGGCGCCCTGAGTTGGAGAGAGACTCCCGATTCCCGTCCAGCCGTCGCTCGCTTGGACGTAACTCGCGAAATAGCCATGACCAGCATTCGCCGAGAACATCGGGATCTGGTGAGAGTGATTCGCTAGCTCCGAAACCGTGTTTTGATGGCGCTCCTCGCCACCGTTCTGCCCAAGGGCACGATTGAAGACAGTGAGTCGCCCGGCGGCGCCCTGGCCGAAGTTGTCAGCTCCGATAGCGACCCGGCCGCGCTTGTCGGGCTTGCGGACCTTGTTGGAGCCGGGGTCAACGCCGCCGTTGTACACATGAGCGCTGCCGCCTTGGGCGGCATAGAACGCGGCGTAAGTGGACCGGTCGATGAGACCGCCGTCCGCCCAGTCGAACACCGCACCAGGCACCACGGGCAGAGCAGAGTACGGACCGGCGATCTGGCCGCCGACCGGCACGGACATGAGCGATCCGAGGCTCCCGAGCTCGGCGGCTTGGGTTCTCATGCGGAGACCGCTAGATCGACCTGGTGCTGTGATTCGAGCGTGTCGAAGACGGCCCAGATGTTCGCCGCGTCGAACGCCTCGACGTGCGCGTCGGTGGCCTTGGGGGACGATGGAAGCGCGAGCGATCCCTTCGCGTAGAGGGACGCGATCTGGCTCGCGGTGAGCGCGGCACTGTGCAGGAACACGCCGTCGATCTGCCCGGTGAAATACAGCGGCGGGCTATTCGTTCGCCCGATGGCAAACCCGCCCGCCCCAGCGAGGGTCACCGCTACAAGCGCCGCCGTCTGGGCACCGACGAGTTTCCCGTCGACGTAGAGCTTTCGTAGCAGCCCATCAGCGGCCGCGGGGTCGAATACTCCGACCATGAAATGCCAAAGCCCGTCGAGCAGTGACACCGTGCCTGTGGCCTTCGAGCCGGCGGTCCCTTCGGCGTTATCCGCGACGGTGGGCAGGCCAGCTGGGCCGATCGAAAGGCACCTGTAGGTCGACCCTGAACCGTACGAGACGACATTCACGGCAGATCCGCTACCACCGAGTGTGCTCTTCACCCAGCAGCCGAGTGTCGCCGCGGCTGTGCCAGAAGGAAGACCCGTGTCAGTCGAGGTGAGCGACTGCGAGGACGCGCCGACGAAGTTGAACGCCCCGTTCTGCGCTCCATCAGCCCCCGCTACCGCGACCGCAGCATTGGTGTTCGTCAGGCTCTGATTGTTCGATCCGGCGTCCGTCACGGCGGCAGCCGTGAAGTTGTGCAGCCTGAGCGGCTGCGATGGGAAGTCACCGGAGACGAGTGGGCCGCCCTTACGGGGCCGCCGCACACCCAGGCTCGCTCGTAGGGGTGTGGCCGAGTAGCCGTGGGCGAACCTCGCGCAGTACAGCAGCCTGGCCTGGTCGGCCGAGAGTACGTCAGGTGTCACGAATGCCTCGTCGATGCGCCCGAAGTGCGGAAAGCTGGCAGCAGTCGACCCGTCCGCAGCCGCCGCGCCGATATTGAACGGACATGCTCCACCGCTGAGCAGGCCACCGGTCACCGCCACAGACCCCTCTAGGACGCCATCGACGTAGGCGCGCAGGATGGAGCCGTCGTAGGTCACCACGATGAAGTGCCAGCGATCGTCTGCGATGTCGGTCGTGCCAGCGACTTCTGTCGGGGTGCCCCCGATCCACGCGCGCGCGGACAAGACGTTCGTTGACCCGACCTGTAGGTCAAACCAGTTGTTAGCCGCTGTCGAGGTGTGCAGCTTCGAGACGACGAACTGCGCGACACCGCGCTTCGCTGTCCGCGACCACGCTCCCCACGTCCCGACCTTCAGCCGGAAAGGGTCGCCGCCGCCGGTGTCAACGACAAAGAGCGCCTGCGCGGTGGATCCGGCGAAGAGCGCGGCCTCTGTAGCTGCGCCCATGATCCCAGGCCCGAATGGGACGCTGCCCTTGTTGATGAGCGCGCCGCCGCTGCCGTTGTTCGTCGTATTGCTGAGGTTGAACAGCCCGACTGGCGTTGGGAGCCCAAGGGCGCTGGCGAAGTCCGAGACGACGCCGAGGACGTGGCCGGCGCGGGTCTGGTTGAGGATCCCGATGTCGAGGACGCTGCGGGTCGCGAGTGTGCCCCCGAGGCGCGGGTCGTTCCCCGCGACAACTTGGTCGGCGCCTGTGCCGATCCTGCGCAGCGCCTCGTCGGTGATCGCGGCTGTGCCCGAGGGCTTGAGGGACATCGCGACGAGCTGCGCATCAATCAGGTTGTTAGGCACCCACGCATGGTCGATAGCGCCGTCGCTCGCTGGTGAGCTATCCCACTCCTCGAGGTAGGCTTCAATCCCTTCGCCGGTGATAGTTGAGGTGTACGCGCCTCGCTCTAGCCACTGCGTGACGCGCCCGTGCGTGTTGGTGACGGCGGGGTTGGTGCCTGGTGTCGCGCCGGTCTCGGCGGCGTACACGGACGCGTCGACGCCGGTCGCGCGGACCACGGTGTGCACCGAGGCACCCGCGAGGGGCCGCCCGTCTGGGCCCAGCACTATGACCGAGTTCTTAGTCCGCACTGAGCCTCCCTTCTACTGTCGAGTGGGCGTGTCTCACGAGCCGTTCCCTACAGCGATGATCGCGTCGGAGAGCGACTCGTTCCCGTAGTTGAAGCCGAGCGTGCCGCCGACCTTCCGGTCGCTGGTGTTTTGAGCGACCTCTTCCATCGCGTCGAGTTGGGACTGCAGCAGCTCGTTTTGCTTCCCGGCGATCGCCTCGGCGATCTGGTTGGCGAGTGTCGCGTCGCCTTCCTTGCTCGCGGTGTTCAGCTGCGCGTTCAGCGCGGCGAGCTCGGTATTCAGCGACGGGATGAGGACCTGGTTGATGTAGTCCGCGCGGGACTGTCCGCCTGCGTCGAATGTGCCCGCGAGGCGCTGCTCGAGCTCGAGGCGCTGCTCCCCGAGCTGCGCGAGCGAGGTGCCGTGCGCGGCGCGGTCCACCGTTTCCTGCGCGGCCTGCTCCGCGGCCTGGCGGATCAGGTCAGCGCTGTCCGCCAGCGCGCTCGCGATGTCGTTACCTGCCTGCTGGATGCTGAGGAGCACCTGGCGCGCGCCGGCGCTGTCCTGGATCGAGAGGAGCGCCCCGTACTGCTTGTTCAGTGCCGCTAGCGAGTTCTGCAGCACCGGGATCAGCTGCGACTGGATCGCCTGCGCCTTCTGCAGGAGCCCTGCGGGTGTTTCCGCGGTGCGGTTCAGGCGCTCGCTGATATCGAGGCCCGACAGAGCGTTCTGGATCGAGTCGACCCCGAAGGACGCTGTGTCGACGGCTTCCTGCGCTGCCTGGCGGATCAGTGCGCGGCGATCCTCGATCTGGACAGTGAGCGCCTCGTCGAGATCCGAGCGTGCCTGGTTGAGCTGGTCGGTGAGCTGCTGGCGTGCACCGGCGTCTGCGGTGTGCGCGAGCGCGGCGCTGACGCTGTCAACGACCGAGGCACGCATCGCGACGGTCGCGTCGTCGACGCCGGTGGTCGCCGCGATCCCCGCTGCGGACCCGGCGTCGACCCCAGCCTTCCGCAGGGAACGGTCGAGCTGGGCGTGGGCTTCTTCGATCGCTCGGCTGGTGCGGTCGATGACGTCCTGCTGCGTCGCGATGACGAGCGCCCGTGTGTCCTCGATGCCCTTCGTGACGGACTCGTCGAGGTCTTCTTGGGCCTGCGTGAGCTGGGAGGCCGCGGCAGCGATCTGCTGGCGGTTCCCTGTGCGCTTCGCGATCGCGAGCGCGCGCTTTGCGTCTGCGACGTTCTTCTGGCGCGCCTTGGTCTGCTGCGCGTCCGCTGCTGCTTGCACGTTGAGCCCCGCGACACTTGAGGTGTCGAGGCCCTGCTTGCGTAGCGTGCGGTCTACGACGTTCTGGCCGTGTTCGATGCCGGTGGTGCGCTTCTCGATCGAGGCTTGGAGTGCCCCGATACGCCGGCCGACCTCGAAGTCGATGAGGCTCAGCACGGCCTGCAGCCGCTTCACGGTCTTCGCGTCCCCGCCCTTGCGCACCCGCGCGAGGATCGCCTTGTACAGCGCATCGAGCCTTGCCTGCGCGGCGTGCCCGATCACTTCGTCGAGCTTGTTGAGGGAGCCGCCCGCGAACGTCAGGGCCCTCGAGACACCCGTGCTGAGCGCGCCACCCGCGCCGGGGATGCTCCCGCCTGTGCGGAACCGTCCGATGATCCCGCCGCGGCGCAACCCGATGGGGTGCCGCTTCGTCGGGAGGGTGGAGAGATACGCGGCGCTGACGTCGTTACGGCCAGAGAGCCGCCCCGTCGCGCGGTTCCCCGAGGAGTAGCCGCGCCCGCCGATCGTGAGCATCGTGTGCGCTGGCGCACTGTTGCGGATGTGGATCGTGACGTAGCGGCCGGCGCCGCTCTGCCCATAGCTTGAGAGGCCACCGGTGGCAGCGGGTGCCTTTAGGGTGGGGCTTGCGCCACCGAAGTGAAGGACGTCAGAGAGGTAACCGGAGCAGTCCAGGCCGGCGGGGTTCGAGGAGAACCCGCTGTGGCCGCCGCCGTACACGTAGGGCACCTTGATTCGTGACGCGACGGACTCGAGCCGTGCGGCGCCCCCGGAGCCCTTTGCGGTGCCGCCCTTGATGACGCTGAGGCTGCTGCTGGCCTTGTCGACCGCGCCGGTCTGTTCCGCGATCGCGGCGATGATCGGGCTGAGCTCAGCGCCTCGTGCGCCGCGGTTCGCGCGCGCGATCTCCGCTCTCGTGAGCCCAGCCGCGCCTGCGTCTACGCCCTGAGAGAGCGCGTCCGCGACGAGGCCAGCGCGGGAGCGGGAGCGCCCGAGGATGATCGGGACGCGCCCCTTGACGCTGCCCTTCGCGCCCTTCGCTGACTTACCGAGGAGTTCCGCGGTGCCGGTGCTGTCGGTCGGGAAGTGCCTCGGGTCGATGCCCAGGAATTTCGCGCCGGCGCCCGTCACGTCGATCCGTCGGCCGGTGCTCTCGTTCGGCCCGAGATCGGTTTGCTTCAGCGCGCCGGAGTGACCCGCGATTGTGATCCGCCAGTACTGCCCGAGCGTTGAGCGACCGGACTGGTAGGTCGCGCCAGGGCGGATAGCGACCCCTCGAGCACCAGATGTCGCACCGGATGCTGTCTTGCCTCTCGGCTCGGTGGGTGGACCGAACGTGGAGACCTTCCCGCGGACGATCCCGCCTGCCGCGAAGTGTGGTGCCTGTGTCGCGATCGCTTCCGCGATCGACGCGCCAGCGGACATCCGCGACTGGCCGTCACCGGTGAGGACAGCGGCGCCTACGGGGAGCCGCGCGAACACGCTGTCCGCGGCCGTGCGCGGGCCCGGCACCGTCCAGCTGGAGGCGCCGTAGAGCACCTGCTCGCCGGGGGACACGAACGCGTCGACGAGACCGCCGCCCTGGTAGCGCTTCACGACCCCGCCACGCCGTTTGAACAGCTTCACCGGATTGACTTTGTCAGCGAGGCCGAGTGCTTTGTCGACGACGCCCTTCGCGGCGTTCGGAACTAGCGACTTGATCGCGTCGATGACCGCGCCCGGGGCGCTTTTGATCCCCTTCACGATCGCCGAGACGATTTTCTTTCCGAGGTCCGCGAACGTCTTGACGAGGTCGCTGGCAAGCCCCGCGACCTTCCCAGGCAGGCTACGGATCGCCCCGACGATGACGCTCGCGATCTTGCGGGCGACGCTCCCGGCTTTCCCGATCCACGAGCCGAGCTTGTCGATGACCGCGCGCCCCGCGGAGTACGCGTTCACGGCGAGCTTCGCGGGGAGGCTCGCCAGCCCTTTGCCTGCGGAGATCGCGAGATGCCCAGCGGCGCTCAGCACCCCACCGGCGACGCTGCCGATCTTGCCGGGCAGTTTGCCGAACCAGCCGCCTACCTTCTCGAGCAGGCCGCCGAGTTTCTGCAGGACGCTAGGGAGTTTGCCAATCGCTTTGCCGGCGAGCCCGAATAGGCCGGTCACGAGGCGCACTGGGACCGCGAGGATTGTGAAGACGATGCCGATCTTCCCGAGCGCACCGAGGAACTTCAGGATGGGGCCGGCGGCGACGAACCCGATCACGGTCCCGATGCCTTCGATGACACTCTTGAACGGCGCGGCGACCCGACCGACGGCGCCGAGGACGGTCGCGACGACTTTGATGATCGGGACGAGGACCTTGAACGCCGCGACGACGGACCCGAGGACACCCTTGCCGATCCCGATGAGCAGCGGCAGCAGGATGTTCTGTAGGAACGGGAGCGCCGGCTTGAACGCGTCGAGGAGCTGCTTCCCGGCGGAGACAGCGGCCGTGCCGATGGTGCGCGCGCCCTGCCCGATCTTCGCGGCGACCTGCGCGACCTTCGACGGTTCCTGTACTTCGTCCGGGCCACGCATGTGCCCAGCGACGCGCGGGGCGGCAGTGACCTTGCTCGGCGCGTCGTGCCCCTTCAGCCCAGCGGACAGCCCGCCGAGGACGCTCGAGACCGCGCCGCCTGCCGGGGTGCTCTTGTTCCCGATCGAGGTGAGGACACCCAGCACTTTCAGCCCGGCGGGCACCAGCTTGGTGCCGAGCCCGATCGCGAGCGAGGACGCCTCGGCCTTCAGCTTTTTCCACTGGTAGCTGATCGACTGCGACTGCTGGGAGAGCGCGAGGCTGGTTTGACCCGAGGTGTTCTTGAAGAACTTGATGTCCGCTGCCGCTGACTTGCTGTTCTTCCCGGTCAACGCGAGTGCGGCCGTCAGTGACCTGATGTTCGGGAAAAGCTTCGCGATCGACTTCTTTGAGCCGTCGGTAGTCGCGATGACGGCCTTCAGCGCACCCGCGAACGTCTTTTGCTTGATCAGCGCTTCGGCGGACGACGCGCCCGTCTTCTTGAGCGCTGCCGCCATCCCCACGGAGGGCTTCAGGAACGACACCATCGCGTTCTTGAGGAACGTGATAGAGAGCTCGCCGGAGATCCCCTGCTTCGTCATCGTGGAGATCGCAGCGCCGACCTGTCCGAGGTTCACTCCGAGCGACGAGGCGAACGGCAGGACCGTCCCGATGTTGGACGCGAGGTCTTCGAAGGTAATGACGCCGCGATTGACGGTCGCGAACAGCGTGTCGCTGACGGCTCGCGCCTTGTCCGCGGACAGGTGGTAGGCGTTCAGGACCGCCGCGACCGCCTTCGTCGAGACATCTGTCGTGGTGAGGCCCGCGGTCGCGGCTCGAGCGGCCGCGCCGACGATGGTGAGGGACTGCTTCGCGTTGAAGCCCGACGACACGAGGTCGTACATCCCTTCAGCGAGCGTCTTTGGGGCCTGCGCGGTCTTCCCCGCGAGGGACCGCAGCGCGGCACCCACGGCCTGTAGTCGCTTCTCGGAGAGCTGCGCGATCGAGTTGACGTTCCGCAGCGCCTTGTCGAACCCGATCGTTTCTTTCGCCGCGACAGCGACCCCAGCGAACCCCGCGAGCCCCACACCGACGCCAGCTGTCGAGGCGGCGTTACGGACCGCGCCACCCACCGCCGCACCAGCGCCAATGACTGCACCCGCGCCGCGCCGCGCAGCAGACGCCGCTGAGGCACGGATACGCGCGGCACGCGAGACTTGTGCCGCGCTCGCCGATGCGGCTCGGCCCTCGCGGCGGTAGCCCGCTGTGACCTCGGCGGACTGCGCGATGATCCTCGAGCCGATCGTGAGCGCCTCACGCTGAGCTGCGGCGTACCGCTGCACCTCTGCGGACGCCGTTACCTGCGCGCGGCCCTCCTGGCGTGTCGCGGTCGCGGCGCGCTGGGATGCCTGCACCTGCCGCGCGGAAGCGGATGCCGCCGACGCGGCCGTCTTGTGGTACTGCGCGTCGGTCTGCGCGAGGCCTGTGCGGATAGCACGGTCCTGTTTCAGCATCTTCGCGGTCTCGCCGCGATCGACGACGTCGAGGACCCATCTGATGTTGATCGTCGCGCCGCTCATGGCATCGTCCCGTAAGCGGCGCGCTTCGTAGCACTGATCTTGCGACCTATTGAGGGGTCCCGCGTGACGCCACGCCTAGCCGCGACGGCGGCCTTACTACGCTCTGAAGTGAGGTGGCCTGCGGAGATTGCTTCGCGCACCTGCTGCGGCCTCGGCACGCCCAAGACGCCGCGCCTCGTGTTCTCGCTCGATGTGACCGGCTCTAGGTGTCTGGGGTTGCAGCACTGTGGGTTACGGCACAGGTGGTCAAGCACGAGGCCATCGGGAATCGGACCGGCGAGCACCTCATATGCGTACCGATAGGCATAGACCTGTCGTCCGTCGACCTTCCACCGACCGCGGCCGCGTGTCTTGGCGCCGAGCCAGGGCCAGCATGCCGCGCGGCCACCTGACCTATCGACGCGCGCCCAGAACCGGGCTATCGGGTCAGCGCGGCGCGCAGCGAAGCCGCAGTCTCGGCTGCAGAAGCGCCGACCCGGGCGGGTCCCAGCGGGACGCACAAACGCGTCGCCGCAGTGCTCACAGACTCGGATGTCAGCGGCCGTCTGCGCGTCCATAGCTACAACCCCCTGATTCGCGCGCCGCTTGACATCGCGATGATCCGCGTGTGCGCCCACCGCTCGTCTGCCTCGCCTTTGAGGATCTTCTTCCCGGCCTTGACCATCGCTGCTGTCTCCTCGGGCGTGAGCTGGTCCGCGTCCTCGGGGCGCAGGTGCAGGCCGGGGAAGTGGTGGGCGAGCCACATCACGGCGTCTAGGAACTCGGGGGTGCCGTAGGGCCCTCTGCCACCTCGCCGCCCCCAGCGAGCGCGCCAGCGAGGTCACCGGCCTCCTCAAGGTCCAGGTACTCCTTGAGATGCCCGACATCTGGGCTTGCGCCCTCCTCGGTGCGGAGCAGCAGCGCGATGATCTCGTAAGCCGCCTGGTCGGACTCGACATCACACTCATCGACCTTCTCGTTCAGTTCGTCGACCTGCGCCTCGATCTGCTCGATGCGCTGCTCGTCCGCTAGTGGGGGGCGCGTCCACTCGCCGGTCTCGGCGTCGCGGACACCGCGGATCTCCTGCGTCAGCGCGGAGATACGCGCACGGAACCGCTCCGCGCGTCCACCCTCGAGCTCCTGGACACGCAACAGCTTCCGCAGCGAGCGTGTGGCCTCCCAGTTCTTGCGGCGGCGGTGAAAGACCATCCCGCCGATCGTGACCGGCGCGTCCTCGCGGGTCTTCGCGCGGCCGTCCGCGTCGAACGCGTACCGACGATCGGGCGCGTCGAGGACCTCCTGGCCGGGTTTCGCGCCGTCAGGGCCTCGCTCGAGCTGCTGCTGCTTGGTGGTGCTCCTGGGTGCCATGCGTGTTCTCCTTCGCCGCCTGGGCGGCCGTGGTGGGGGTGATGCGAGCAGCGCGGCCCGTGGGTCGCGCGATCACGATCACGTCGACCGCGCCGTAGCGCGCGACACCCATCGAGATGAGGTCGCGCGCACCCTGCACGCTCTCCGTGTCGTGTACGTGGTGGACACCGAGGGCCTCCTGGCCCTCGGTGATCGCCATGAGGTCGCGTGCGGCGTCCCTGAGTAGGCCGCTCGCGCGCTTGACCCGGCGCCGCGCGGACTCCGCGGTCGCCTGGATGTCGTCCACGACGCGCTTACGTGAGCGCGGCGGTGCCGACGAACGTCGCCTCGACGTCCTTGTTGACACCTTCGTCGAGGTAACCCGAGAACTCGAAGCTCGAGACCTGGTCACCTTCGCGGACGAGCGGCTCGGCTCCACCACCGGTGGTCGCGTGCTTGTAGAGCGTGAGGCGCATCATCTCGTCCGCTGCCGGCGTCGTCCCGAGCGGACCCGCGGCGACTTCGAACACGAGCTTCTCCGCGTGCGTGAGCAGGTGCTTCAGCTCGGCGTCGGGGTCGACGTCGCTGAGGTCGATTTTGCCCGTGACCTGCTGCGCACCGAGCTTGTGGCGCTCGGGGTACCACAGCTTGTGTGTGACCGTGTCGATCACGGCCGACTCGATGTTGTGGTTCGGGCGGAAACGCGACCGGAAGTCCTCGATCAGCCCGTTGTTGAACGTCAGGCCGAACCCAGCGAGGTTCGGGATCTCCACCCCGGCGCCCGCGCCACGAAACGCGGTGGCGTCCCTCAGCATGAACGTGTCGGTGTACCCCGTGTACGACGCCGTCGGGAGCGCGAGCGCGGGTTCCCCGTTGGGGTCTTCCGCGGCCCCCGAGTCGTCGGTGTCGTGGAAGAGCCCGTCAGCGGTGACCTGGACCGTGCTCTCCCCGTCGACGGGGAAGTCGAAAGCGATCTCGCTGATGACACAGCCCGTCATGCGGTCCAGCTGCCCCTCACGGAGAAGCCACCCGATGAACGCCGGGAGGTTCCCGCTCTGCAGCGTCCCGACGGTCGAGGAGATCGCTGCGGGCGCGGTGCCGGTCGAACTGATCGACCCGCCCAGTGCTTTGCGGAGCATCGGACGCACGAGCTTCGGGTAGCCGCGCGCCTCGAACGTCATCTTCGGCGCGGACGCGAAGCTAATCGGCGCGGTATCGGCACGCCGGCCACGCACCTCGTTCTTGCGGTCCAGCTCGTTCAAGCCGGGGTCCGCCTGCGCCGCGCTGACCGGCGCGAACGTCGTGGGCACTGGGATCGCGAGACCCCCCGACAGGACGTCGAACGTGGACCCACCAGCGGTCGGGTCATCGATGAATCCGAACCAGCGTGACATCGTCTACACCTCCTCCTTCGCGCTTCGATCGCGCGCGTTGCGGCCACCGGCACGCTGCTGCGCGACCTCGGCCAATGGGGGACGCCCGGACGTGTCCTCCACCGGGTCATCGTCGGGCGTCGTCGGCGACGCCGACGACGAGGCTGGGGGATGCTGCGACGCGCTGGCCTCGGCGGGCGTCTTCTGCTCGGTGTCCTGCTCGCTGGCGGTGACGCCAGCGCTCGTCGAGGCGGTCGCTGCTGGGGTGGACTGTGTCGAGGCCCCGGTGGGCCCGGCGTCCTTTGGCGTGCCCATCGTGGGGCCTCCTTCGATGTGGGGGTTGGGGAACTGCGGCCTGCTGGGTGAGTGCTCAAGGAGCCCTCACCTACACAGAGGGGGTGCGATCTCTAGTCTGGGGCTCGCCTCGTTAAGTAAGGCGAGCGAGCGTCTACTTAGACCCGGTCGGGGATGAAGACGATGGATTCCGGGACCACGCTGTAGGTGACCTTCACGAGGTCACCCGGTGAGACGTGGATCGAGCAGTTCGTGGCGGCCGCGACCTGGCTCGCCAGGTTCGGGTTGGATGCCCAGTCGACTTTGGTGACGGTGCCGCCCTTGATCACGACGTTCCCGGCGCGGCCCGTGTTGACCTGGAAGAACTTGTTCGATTCGGGTGGCGTGATCGTGGTGTTGTTGGCGTTCGTCGGGAATATGCACCCGCGCGAGCGGACGCCGCCGAGCACCACTTCGTCTTCGGCGCTGAGACCGCTGCCTGCGGTCCCGAGGCCCACCCAGTCACAGTCGACGACCTGCAGTTCGGTGAGCGCCGCCACGACCGCGCCGTTGGCGTGTTCCACGAGGGTGCCAGGTTCGTTGCCGACGCTCGCGATCGTGATCGAGGTGTTCGCGACGAGCGAGGTGATCGTGAACACTTCGCTTTTGGCGGTGCTGAGCGCGTCGACGACGATGCGCTGACCCACGCTGAAGCCTTCGGTGGAGGGCACCGGGATCGTCGTGGATTTCGCGGCGAGCGCACCGCCGGTGATGGTGGTAGTGATGCGCTTGGAGGCATGGCCGCAGCCTTTGCCGAGCCGCACGCCGCGCTGTTCGCCGCCGCCTTCTTCGATGACGCTACGCCGCGCGCGATGCCGGATGCGGCCAGAGATCGCGCCGGCGCGGGAGAGGTTCAGCGCGATCGCGCGCCACGCTTCCCCGCCGGTCTTTTTGATCGTCCACTTCGTCGCGATGTCGAGCTCGAGCAGGGCGTTGCCTTTCACGTCGATGAGGCGCCCCGAGATTTTGCCGGTGGATGTCGTACCGGCACCTTCGACGGTCAGTTCGCCCGAGAGCTCGAGCGGTACGCCTGGGGCCGTCCATACGAACCAGAAGGGGCTGAACTGGACCGTTTCGCTGCCGGCGAATTGCTCGCCGGCGATGTCGGCCTTGATGTTCTTGATGTGCACCGCCGCTGGGGTGCCGAACGGGATCGCTTCGGTGCCGCAGGAAGAGCCGATGACCTCCCCGAGGATTTCCGGGTGCCCGGTGTACGTGCGCGTGTACTTGTACCCGTCGATGATGAGCGCGGGCGCGGGACGCGTGTTTTCCGCGTTCTGGATCCGGACGCCGCTCTGTGAGCCAGGGGTCGCGAGGGTGCGGAGCGCCTCGATGTTCTCGCCGCGCCACCGCGCGTTACCGGTGCTCTCGGCCTGCGCGAGCCAGCTCCCGTTGGCGTGTTCGATCGTGAGCGCTTCGGTGAGTTCGATCGATTCGCCGTTCGGGATCGTTTTGATCTGGCGGGTCTCTTCGCCGTGACCCTGGCTACCGAAAGTCACGATCCCGCCGACGCTCAGCCCGCCGCTCGCGACTTTCACTATGGTCGCACCGACCGCGGCTGTGGCGGTGAGCTGTGCGACGTTCGGGGCTTTCGTGAACGCCGCGTTGTAGGAGGTCCAGAGGAACCCGGTGTCGTTGGAGTTGACCATCGTGCAGTCGCGCACGGTGCCGGGGATGTCCATCTCGATCCCGACGTCCCAGGAGTTCTCGCCGTAGCACCCCTCGACAAGGATGTCCTGCCCGTCTGACCAAGCGCACGCTCCGAGCTGGACGTGCGCGTTGTAGCCGAATTCGGGGGCGAGTTCGGGGATGAGGTGCCGCACCTTCCTGATGCGGACATGCGCCATGTAGACGTTCGCGGGGAGCGCTTCTTTCCCGAACGCGCCGACGTACACGCCGTATTGGCCGCCCGCGAAGTCGCAGTCCGCGACGTCGATGTTTTCGATCCGGTTCAGTGCGGCGTTGGGGGTTTCCTGAAACACGTTGAGGTAGATCCAGCGGCGGCCGCCTTCTTTTTTGCCGAGGTTCGGGACGTTGATCCCGCGCACCCTCGCGACGCGCACGTTCAGGATGTTGACCCTCGTATTGCAGCTTTCGGTCGTCCCGATCAGAACCGGCACGGCTTTGTTGTTGGCGACCTGTAGGTTAGCCCCGTCGACGCAGAAGTCTTCGAACGCTACGTTCCCGACGGTGTCACCGGCGACGGTGTTCGCGAACGTGAAGAGCGTGTTTTCTCCGCACTTCAGGGTGCTGTTGAGGGCACCGGAGCCACGGAGGATCACCATGCCGGTGAGGTTCTTCGGGAGCTTGATCGTTTTCGCGATCAGTCCCGTACCTGGGGGCAGCCTGATCACGGCGCCGCCCGCAGCGACAGCGGCCGCGATCGCGGCTTCGAGCGCCGCAGTGTCATCTGTCGTTCCGTCCCAGTGCGCGCCGAAGGACGTGACGTCGAGCTCACCGCTCGAGGTGGCGGGGTCGACCAGAGCAATGTCCGGTTGGCCTCCAACCGTTGTCTTCGCGAGCAGGCTGCCATTGGTTGCTGCGGCAAAGCCCTCCCCGAGGAGGTGCAAGCCGGTCTCGTCCTGATAGTGCAGTCCCCGGATGGGGTCGACCGCTGGGGGTGGGGGTGACCCTCCGCCGTGGTGTTCCAGTTCGTAGCGCTCCTGTGCGCGGTCCTCCGCGACTTCGAGGAGGTCGGGGCGGCCGGAGTCATCGGGCATTCAAGTCCACCTCCTCTCCCTTGTTAGGCGAGCATCTGGCTCAGCTCGAGCCGGATCAGCATGTCCATGCACATCACGGGGATCCCGTCGAACTCATCGAACGAGGTGCGCGTCACGACGCGCTTGGCTTGCCGGACGGTCCCCTCGAGCGGCGGGTTACGCCCGTTGCGCCACAGCACGGGGTCAACGACGCTGCGGAAGATGTCGGTGAGCTTTACGAGGCGCCCCATGTTCTCGTCGAGGGAGCTATCGGAGTGCTTCACCGCGATAGTGGCGGTCACGACAATGATGTCGTCGCCGCGGCCGGTGTCGACGAGCTCGTAGGTACCGTCGTCGATCCAGTTCCAGATCGCGGGGAGCTCGGGGTAGCCAACCGGGCGCCATTCGTAGACACGCATCTCGTCGCGTTGGTCTGCTGCCTTCGCGGCGTCTGAGACCTGCTGCTCGAGCGTGACGAGCGCGTCCATCATCGCGGCGATCTGCACTCACCCCACCAGCCTCTCGAGGTCGCGCGCGGTGTCCTTCGCGCCCTCCTCGGCGGCCTGCTGCACCCTGAGTGTCCCGAGTGCCTGGATGCGCGCCATGAACGGGTTGGGGTGCTGCCCCTTCACGCTCCAGCGCTTCGCGCCGCCCGGGAGGACCATGCGGCGCGGTGGCCTGCGCGAGGAGCGGATTGGCTTCTTCGGGCCCGCAGTGTTCCGGTATTCGCCTGTGCCGCGTGTCAGCCACCGCAGGACCTGCGCGATCGTGGCGCGCCCGTGTGGCTTGCGGCGTGGCGCACCGACGGTCAGCGCGGCTCCGGTCGCTGTGCGTGACAAGCGAGGGCGCAGCGCGGCGGCGGTCTGCCCAGTCTTGCGTGGGGTCTCCCGCGAGACGATCGGGGCGATTGCCTGCTGCGCCGTGACGATCGACTTGCGGGCGCCGATGTCGAGCGCGCCGAGGATCGTCGCTGCGGGCGGCATCTCCTTGGCTTTGATGCTCACGCGAGACCCGCGAGTCCCTGCGCGGGCGCATAGGTCGCGAACACGAGCTTTGTGCGGGGCGGCAGCTGCCGGTAATACGCTTGGACGCCTCCGCCATCGGGGAGCGCGACCTGGTCGGCGTACTGCGCGTCGCGCTCCAGATACGAGCGCGCGGCGAGGATGTAGATCGCGTCGCGTAGGTTCATCGGGATCTCGACGAACCCGAACCGGCCGGTGACCTTCACCACGCGCCGGCGGCGAGCACACCACGACTCGCAGCCGGTCGAGCCGGTGATATGTCCGTAGGCGCGGCACCCTGGGTCGTGGGGGACCGTGAGCGCGACCACATGCCCGTCTTTCTGGACGGTGTGGTAGCCGGTAACCGCTTCGTCGTCGACGAGGACCTCTGTGATCGCGCGCGCGTCGGGGATCAGCACACGCCGGCCAGGCACTTCGAAGGTCTTCTGCACCGGCGCGTTGGTGTCCTCAGGCGGCTCTGCGTCTGTGAACGGCGGGTCGGGTGTCAGCAGCCGCCCGCACCCGCAGGGCGCGGGCGCCTGTGCCTGCTCAAACGCCCCCTCGAGGAATTCTTCGAGGAGATCGTCGTCCGTGCTGAGTTGCTTGTCGACGCGCCGCTTCAGTCCCTTGAGCGGTAGCGAGTCGGGCAGTCCCACCGGACGCCCCGCTACTCGTCGCCCGAAGTGTCCGGCCCATCCCCGAACTCTTCGGACGCGGGCTTCGAGCTCTTGCGTCCCCTGGGAGTGGGGATATCCACGGCCTTCGAGGTGCGGCGGAACCGCACGATCGAGCCGCGGGCCTGGTGCGAACGCTCGTACGCGCGCACCGCCTTGACCTGATCAGCGTCGAGGGATGGCAGCAGAGCGATGACGTCTTCCTCGCTCATCGCGGCGTACCCCTCGAGCGGCTCGAGGCCCGTCTCGGGCTGGTCGCGGGGGGTGACGATCCCGTAGCTCGGGGCCCCGTCCGGGATGACGTCCCCCGCGGCGGCGACGAGACGCCGGATCCCGTTGCCGTCCTCGGCGTACACCGCCTCTGTAGCGATGGTTCCCATCGCTAGGCGTCTTTCGGCTGGATCTCGACCTGGCAGAACCCGCCTGGGTCCGCGATCCCGGTCCCGATGTGCGTCGACTCGTACGCCAGCACGTCGCCGGCGGCGACTTTCAGGTTCCCCGCGGTGGCCGACAGCGCGAGCGTCTTCTCGTCGCTGACGGCTGCGTTGGTGCCCGAGCCGAACCCGAGCTCCGCGACGATCGTGGTGCCCGTGCCGTCCTGGCCCTTGTTGATGACCCGCAGCCGGCGGTTGTTGGTCGCGACGCCAGTGATCGCGGCATCCGGGATGTACGTCGCACCCGCGACGGTGCCCGCGCGCTTGACCTCGCCGAGGGCGTGCGTGCCATCGGCGGTGATCGTCGCGATCGGCGGCACCGTCGCCTCGACGGTGTCGATGTTGGGGGTCGGGCTGTAGTTCTGTGCCGCCATCGTCGCGGAGGGCGGGCCCGGCGCGATAGCTTCCGCGGCGGGTGCCTCGTCGCCAACGGCTGCCATCAGCCGCTCGGTACCGGATGGGTCTGGGCGGAACTCGCGCTGCGTTGCGGTGCTCATCAGCAGTGTCCTTTCAGATCAAGGTGGGGGGTGGGGCCTGAACGACGAGTGGCCCCGGCGCGTGAACGCCGGGGCCGTCGTGGGAGGTCTATTCCTCGATGTCCGCCTCGCAGAACGCGGTCGGCGCGAGGACACCGAACGCCGCGCGGAACTCCGCGAGGATCGCGACCATGTTGCGGACGAAGAAGTCCATGTGGCTGTCGGACGCGAGCACCTGCGTGCCCTGCCGCAGCCACAGGACCGCCTGCGCGTAGTCGCCGATGACGGGCTTGCCCTCTTCGAACGCGGCGCTGATGATCGGCGTGAGACCCCAAATCCGCTCCGCGCCGGATTCCGAGGGGTCGCCCATCAGGTACTTGCCCTCTGCGTAGGAGCCTGCGACGCCGGACTGGTTCGCGACAGCTGGTTTCATCGAGCGGGCGAGGCGTACCCGCTCCCAGTCGATGGGGTTGATCCCGACCGCGCTCGGCTCGAAGAACGCGAGCCGCACGACCGTGATCGCTTTGTGGATGGTGTCGAGGATCGTCTCCGGGACGTTCGTGTTCCCGGTTGCCGCCTTGACCTGCACGACCTGCCCGATCCCGACGGTGTTGTAGATCCCACGCAGGTTCTCGCCCTGGCCGTTACCGGACGCGATCTGCTGGTCCAGGCGGAGGTCCAGCCCCAGCCCGAGGATGCCTTCGATCAGCGTGCGGAGCTGGCCAGCATCCGCGAGCGAGCGCTTCGTCGCGGGGATCCAGTGGGCGATCGTCTTCACCGTCGTCTCGCGCTTCGCGAGCGAGATCGAGGACTCAGGCTTCGTGCCCGACGTCCCGGATGTCGCGGTCGCCTCAGCGGTCTCCGCCGCGTTGTTGGTGAACCCCGTCATCTCGACGTAGTCCACCGCGTCGCTGTCGGTCTGCCCGACCGTGATCAGATCGAGCATCCGCAGCGGACGGGTCCGCAGCGGCACCGTGATGCCGGGGAGCCGCTGCGGCACGACGAGCGTGCCTGCGGACCCTTCGTGATCGTCGCCGGTGACGAGCGCGGCCTGCATCGACCCGCCCCGCGTCAGGGCGGCCTTCAGCCGCTCGCGGGCCTCCTCGCCGCCTGCCTTGATGAGGATCGCCTCGATCGACTTGCGGCCGTTCTGTGTGAACGCGTTGCTCTCGATCAGGCGCTTGTAGTCATCCGACTGAAGCGCGAGGTGCCCCGCGGAGCTTCGGACGTGCTCGAGCAGCGTGTCTGCCACCGTCGTCGGCCGACGGCCATCGCCATCCTCGGGCCCGTTGCCGTTCCCGCTTGCTGGCGGGGCCCCGCTGACGAGCGCGAGCAGGCGATCGCGTGCCTCCTCGGCGGTGCGGATTTTCTCCGCTGCCTCCTCGTACGCTTTGGACGCGTCCTCGGCGGCCTTGAACCCAGGGGACTCGGGGTCCGTGGCCACGTCGGAGGCGGCGAGCTCGTTGCGGGTCGTCTCGAACGTCGCCCACAGGTCGGACGCCGCCGTCCGGTCCGCAGCGATCTGCTGGTTGAACTCGCGGACACGCAGCATCAGTGCGCTGTCGCCGTCGTTGAGGGGTACGCCCGAGGCGCGCAGCGCGTGCATCTTCCCCGCCCACGCGGGGCGGAGCAGGTCGGCCAGCTCAGCGGCCTCCGGGTGGATGGTGAACTCGTGCATGGTGCGTATGCCTCCTGGGTTGCCCGTCAGTGACGGGGGGTTGGGAGCAGCAGCCACGGCGGCGTCGCCACCGCGGCGGCCTCCCGAACATCGGGAGGCCGGGAAGTCTTGGTCTCGTCCGTCGGTGTGTCTGTGAGCAGCGCGGCGACCGCGTCGCCAATCTCGTCGGGCGTCGCCTCAGCGGCGACATCGAGGTGGGGGCGCAGCGCCTCGAGAAGGGCCTCGGGCGTGGGTGCAGTCACGGTGCCGACGCCAGCAATCGCGCCTGCGGTCGGGTCGCCCGCCACGAGGCGCCCGATGGTGTCCTCGAGCGATTCGACACGGTCGACCATCCCGGCGTCGAGGGCTCGCTGGGCGGTGAGGACGCGTCCCTCGCCATAGCCGGAGCGGACTGCGGACTCGCTGACGCCGCGGCCCTGCGCGACAGCTGCGACGAACTGAGCGTAATAGTCGTCGACCATCTCTTGGATCGCGGCGCGCGCGGTGTCCGAGAGCGGTTCATCGGGGTTGCCGTCGGTCTTGTACTTCCCGGCGCTGATGTACGTCGGGAGGACCCCGAACCCGTCATTGAACTTGCTCCAGTCGTCGTGGATGCTGAAGACTCCGATCGAGCCGACGATGCCGCTGGGCGTCACGACGACCTCATCGGCCTGCGCGGCGAGCCAGTACGCGGCTGACGCGGCCATCGTGTTCGCGACTGCGACGATCGGCTTTGTGCCGCGCGCCTCGAAGATCTCCGCGGCGGTCTCGTGTAGGAGTTCGATGCTGCCGCCGGGCGAGTCGACGTCGATCACGATCGACCCAATGTCGTCGTTCCCGAGCGCCTCGTTCAGGTTCTCGCGGAACCCTTCCAAGCCACCACCGAGGCCCAGCAGACGGCTCAGGAACCCGCCCTTCGGGGTGATGATGCCCTGCAGCGGGATGATCGCAACGGCACCAGCGACGCGCTGGCCACCACGCGCCGCACTCACACCGACACGCGACTCCTCGACGCTCTCGATCTGCGGGGCGGAGCGCATAAGCGCGGCGATCGCGGGGAGCACACTCGGGCGGATCGCCCAGGGCATCTCGGGGTCTAGGCACCCAATGAGCGTCTCGTGGGTCGCGTCAGGGCGCGACGATGCGCGCGAGATAGTTGGCACGGTGCGCCTCCTTCGGCGGTCGTGGAGTTAGGCGGCGGCCGGCTCGGAGTGCGAGCCGTTGGTGGACTGCTTGCCGGCGATCTCGAGGATTGCCGTGATGACCGACCCGCCCGATGTCGCGAGCAGCCTGGTGAGGTCCGCTCCGTCCATCCCGGCGATCGCGCCCGCGGCCTGCTGCACCGCCTCCTGCGAGGGTTCTTCGGGTGCCTGGCCGACGGGCTTCAAGTTGTTGGCCGGGTACAGCGGGACGCTGGTCTCCGGCAGGTTGAACCGCTCGCGGTTCTCGATCTCCCGCGCCTCGTCGATCGTGAGGACGCCGTAGGCGATCTGCAGCGCGAGGGCTTGGGAGCGCTGCAGCAGGTCGCCCTTCAACACCTCGGAGAGATCGAACTCGACCCAGATGTCACCGCGGAACGCGGCCTCGGGGTAGATGAGCTGCGAGTCGATGGTCTCCTCGATCAGCGTGAGCCACGGCCCGAGGACCGTGACATACAGCATGCGGTGCAGCTCGCTGATGTTGTTGAACGTGCTCTTCTCAAGCAGTCCGATCAGCGGGGGAGGCACGTCGTAGCAGACCGCGACCTCCTCGCGGGTCAGCTTGCGCTGCGCGATCAACTCCGCCTCAACCGCGGTATGTCCGACCGTCTCCCACGTCATCCCGGGAGGCAGCAGGACCGGCCGGCCAGCGTTGTCCACGCCGGCTTGGATGTCGCTGATGTCCTCGCGGACGTTCGCCATGACCTCCTTGCGGACCTCGGGGTCAAGGCCGAGGAACTCCGCTGAGAGGCTGATCGATGACTCTGGGACCGCCGCGTTCTTGAACAGCGCCTGCTGGTAGCGCTGCGCCGCGTCCTCTATCCGCAGCGTCGTACCGAGCTGGCGTAGCGGGCTCACACCTATCGGACCGTCAGCGCCGCGCCACGCGACATGCACGACGTCGTCGGGGTCGATGAACCGCGGCTGCCCGACCTGCGTCGTTTCCCACATTTCCACAGGTCCACGCCAGTCGCCGATGACACGCATCGACGGCCACGACAGCGGATCCAAGCCCACCGGCGGGCTCCCGGCGCCCTGCGTGCGTACCTTCCGCAGCAGCCCGTTGCCCTGGATGAGGGCGGGCATCATGATCGCGGCCTTCAGGTGCACCGGGCCGCCGCGCTGAAACGGGTGTTCGAGGAGGTTGGGGAGCCTCCCGCTGCGCACCCGCTCGCGGCCGAGTGCTGTGCGCTTGTACGTCTTCAGCGGCAGCCTGGCGACCTGGTGCGCGAGCTTGTTGACGGTCGCCGCGACGAAGATCTGCGAGCGATAAAGCTCGGCGTAGCTGACGGTCCGCCCGTCTCCAATCATCGTGACCGACCCGGAGCCGTACTGGCTCAGCGGTACCGAGGAGCGCGGGAACGGCTGGGTGTCCCCTCCCACGCCTACGAGGATGCCTTCGGGCCCGACGAGCGTCGTCACTCAGCGTCACCCGATGCGAGGACCTGGAAGAAATCGAGGCGACCACGCGGGATCACCTGCACGCCATCTAGCGGCGTCACGACCGCCTGAGCACCGAGGTGCTCCGCCTGGCCGAGGCGCAGAACATCCGGACCTGGCTCGAGGAGCACGCCGCGCAGGGATGGCCCATTGTCGCGGATGTGCAGCACGACACGGTGCCCAACGTAGCGGTCGATCGCTGGCCGCCAGTCGCGGCGCACGTCGTAGACGACCAGCCCGATCAGGAGCAAAACGATGACGGCGAGAAGCAAGACGGTCAGCACGGGTCTGGGGCCTCCTCGCAAGAGCGGTTGGGGGATCCCGGCTACAGGCGGGTGATCCGGTAGTCGGCGGGGTCGATCACCCGCTCCTCGTTGGGCGGGTTCATCGCGATGTTCGTCGCCATCACGACGGCGTCCGCACCATCGATCGGTTGCCCGTCGCGTGGCTGCTCGATACGCCAGCGTCTGCCGTAGTAGGAGCGTTTCGCGACTGCCGCGAGGACATGCGCGGTGAGTTCGGGGTGCCCGTCGTGCTCGAACTCCTGTTGGTCGACGAGCTCCCCGAACATCATCGACGCGAGCTCGAATGGCGTGTTCTGGGGGTGGTCGATGACGACGAGGCCGTGGTCCTCCTCGAGCTGCTCGGCGATCAGGCCGCCGCCCTTCGCGCGGTCGAACACGAGCCGCAGGTTCGGCCACGTCTCGCGCATCGCGTTCAGGACGTCGAGGACCTTGCGCTGCCGGCGGCGGGTACCCGCCACATCGGAGGTCAGGAACTGCGCGTGCGCGGCGCGCGGACGGCCGGTCTCGGGATCAACCCACACCGGGACGATCGCGGTGGTCGCCCACTTCTCGCCCATGTCCAGGCCGACATAGACGTGGTGGTCGCCGGGAGGTATGGCGATGCCGCGCCGCTCGCATCCGTACCAGCCGACCTTGTCGATCGCGGCGAAGTCCTGTGTCACCCACTGGCCCGCATGCTGGCGCAGGAACACCCACGGCTCGGCGCTGCTGGCCTTCAGCGACAGGCGGAGCCCGTCGACGGTCACGAACGACGCCGGGTTGGCGCGCTTTACGTGCTTGAGGTACTCGCGGACCTTCTCGCGGCTCGCGCCCTTCTTCGGCGGCTGGATCTTGTCGGGTACCGCAAACTCATGCATCACGAGGTCGCCGTCGGCGTCCACCGCGCGCCGGTAGTACACGTCGCGCGCCGTTCTCGCGGGCGCCTCGTCGAGGGCCGACTTGACGCGGCGCAGGGTCGTCGTGACGGTCGCATCGGCGTCCACGTCGGTGGCGCGCTCGACCATCCGCCCGAGCACGGACTGCATCGACTCTCCCGGGGTGGTGGCGTGGACGGCGCGGACCTTCTGGCGACCCTGCGACCGCTTCTGCGCCTTCGATATCAGCGTGCGTACCGCGGCGCCGCCGTCCTCGTGGCGGTGTGTCTCCTCGACGAGGATAAGCGTCGGGCCGGTTCCCTCCACCGGACTGCCGCCGCGCTCGCCGACGCGGCGGCCCGCCGAGCGGTTCTCGATCAGGCCCTTGGAGTCCTCCGCGATGAGGCTCTTGATGCGCCCCATCTCGTACTCCTGCGCCACCCACCAGCGCGACAGATCCGCGGAGCCCGCGATAAACGCCGACGCAGCGTCCAAGGTGTTGCGGCCATGCACCCCGAGGCCACCGAGGATGTACACGCGCGGGTTGACGCGCACGTATGTACCGTGGTGAAGCGCGAGAGCGCCGAGCAGCGTCGACTTGCCTTGGCCGGTCGGCTCGAGCCACAGCGACTCGAAGATCCCGTCGAAGTAGTCCTTCAGCTGAGCGAGCTGGAAGTCCTGCAACCGGAACCGGCCGCCGTCGTCGGGGAGCTTCAGCGAGTAGCAGAACCGCTCGAAGTGCTCGAGGTTGTCCTTCTCGATTGACCGCTCGGGCTGGCGCCCGAGGTGCCTGTTAGAGCCCCTCCTGGTCGCCGCCATTGCCGTCGTCCTCCTTGCCGCCGCCACCTCCCTGCCAGTTCAAGCCCGCTGCGGCGCGCCCGTTCGGGCCGATCCCGAGCTCGCGCGCGCACTCGCGTGCTTGCACCCGCGCGTCGCGGGCCTTGTCGAACCCAGGGTGCGCGTAGCGGCGACCGGACTCGGCGTGAACTGTGTAGGGATCTGCCTCAGCCTCGCGCTGGTGATCATCCGCGAGGCGGCACCAGTCGACGTACTCAGCGAGGAGCCGGACATCGCGGTCGTCCCACGTGCCCTGGTCCCGTAGATAGTCGAGTGTCTGCCGCCAGAACGCTGCCCACCGCCGCGCGTAGCTCTCGTCCTCGAGCAACTGGCCGCGGAGCTTCCACTCGTCCAGTACCCGCTCCGATGGCATCAGCCTGTCGGGGTAGCGCGCCCGAAAAGACGCCTTTTTTTCGGAGTCCGTCTTGCGGGATTTAGTTACTCGCGCGAGGGAACGCTTCTGAGCCACGAACCCTTTCCGAGACAGTCGTTTTTTGCGCGAAGGA